CGACCCGTTCAGGCCATCTACGTAGAAATCATAACTTCCGCTGATTTCATTATAAGGGGGACTCCGTCCCCTTATTTGGCGTTGCTAAAAAGCAGGTACCTGAATAGTTACGATTAATTTAACAATATCTATTTAATCGGTTTTATATAGGAAAAACTAGGATAAAAGAGGCTATACAGGCAGAAATGGCCGTACGGTCTAAGCGCACAGAGATATCTGCGGATAGAGTATTACAACACTGGTGGGATATTGCCACAGCGGATCCAAACGACATTGTTCATCTCAGGCGCGTTTGCTGCCGTCATTGCTATGGCATAGATCATAAATATCAGTGGTGGGATGAAAAGGAATATAGAGCAGCGGTACAAGCGGCAGAACTTAGCGCAAATGGAGAGGAACAGCCTGTTATACCAAGTGATTATGGTGGATATGGATTTAATAGGCTACTCCCACCACACAAGGAATGTCCATTTTGTTCGGGGGAGGGTATTCCGGAAGTACACATAGAGGACACTTGTAATTTAGGGCCAAAAGCAAAACTACTGTATGCTGGGATTAAACAGACACAGGCCGGGATAGAAGTTAAGTTTAGGGATCAGGATAAGGCTATGGAAAATGTTGCTAAACACTTGGGAATGTTTGTGGAAAAACATGAGCACACAGGTACGGGTGGAGGGCCAATACAATACAAGAACATGAGCGACGAAGAACTGGAGAAGGCTATCGCGGAAAAAGAGAAGCTTGTCAAATAAAAATAACCCGGCTTGATCCGGGCTAAAAGTTCCTTGCGCTAATTTCTCGGTATAGTGCGCTACGGCTCACCTTGGTAATATCGCATATAGCTTTTACAGTGTGCTTACCTGCCTGGTATAGTTCAATGGCGTGGTTCATGCCGGGGTGGGTATTGGTGTATTTACGTGTTCTGCCGGTATATTTATCGTTTTCCTTCGCTAGTGCAACTCCTTCGGCCTGACGTTGGCGGATTAAATCGCGTTCGAGCTGTGCCACACCGGCCATTACGGTTAGTAAAAATGCTGAGTATGGATTTTCTGAGGTGGTGTCAAGCCATGTATCTTTGATTGACTTTAAGCAAGCGCCTTTGTTCTTGATTATTTCGACCAACTCGAATAAGTCACGAGTGGAACGGCTGATCCGGGTTAAATCACTGACAATTATCACGTCGCCGGGAACGAGTGCATCAAGCATTTTTTGAAGCTCGGGCCGATTTAGCGTTGCACCGCTAATTTTTTCTTGATAGATGGTTTCGCAGCCGGTTTCTTTAAGCTGTTTTAGCTGTCGGCCAGCATTTTGATCAACGCTTGACACTCGAACATAACCATAAATCATTTTATTCACCAACCCTTAACATTTTTGTTTTAATTATACTATATAGTTTTGGGATACACAAATGGGACACTACAAGGCCAGTAAAAGGGCTTTTTATTTTTTGTTCCAATAGGGTGTACCCTATTGGAACATTTGAGGTAAAAAATGTCACGCAAAGAAAAACTCGAATACCTGTCAATGCTTGAGGAAATGGCCGAGCGAAAGGCCAAGACGGAATATCTGGCTTACTGTAAGTATGTTCATCGGGGGAAATGGTTCCCCGGCAAGCACCTGGTTTATGTGTGCGACTGCGTAGAAAAGCTGATAAAAGACGAGCTTTATGCCAATAACGAAAAAATAAACATACTCATTATCCAGATGCCGCCGCAGCACGGCAAGAGCCAGAGCGTAACCGAAACGCTGCCAAGCTACTACCAGGGCAAATATCCTAATAGGCGGGTTATCCTTGTTTCATACGGCGATGATTTAGCCCGGAGGTTTGGTCGGCGCAACAAACAAAAAATTGATGAATTTGGTAAAGCATTGTTTGACATTGAGTTTGACGGCTCTCGTAAAAGCGATACTGATTTCGAGATAAAGGGGCATACCGGAAGCACTATTAGCCGTGGTATTATGGCCGGTATTACCGGTCAACCCGCTGAATTGATTATTATTGATGATCCGATCAAGAATAGGCAGGAAGCGGAATCCGAAACATACCGGGCAAGGCTATGGGAAGAATGGCAAAACTCTATTAAGACCCGCCTTAGCGCAGACGGCAAGGTTATCATAATTCAAACCCGCTGGCATGAAGATGATTTAGCCGGGCGGGTAATAGCTCATGAGCAGGGTGTAATGGTGATAAATCTGCCGTGTGAAGCGGAGGAAAACGACCCAATAGGCAGAGCACCGGGAGAAGCACTGTTTCCGGAGATAGGTAAGGATAACGAATGGCTGAAGCGGTTCAAAGATAGCTATATCAATGACCCTACCATAGAAGGCGGTGGACTTCGCGCCTGGAATGCGTTATTTCAAGGAAGGCCAACCAGCCAAGAGGGCAACATGATAAAGCGGCACTGGTGGAGGTACTGGAAGCCGAAGGGTATGGATCTGCCACCGGTAACGGTAAAGCTGCCCAATGGGGAATTGCAGAATATATATGCTATTGAATTACCGGGTAAATTTGACCTGATCTTGCAAAGCTGGGATATGACATTCAAGGATACTGACGGTACCGATTTTGTAGCCTGCGGTGTATGGGCGAATAAGGGTGCAAGCATTTTCAAACTTGACCAGGTTTATGATCGGATGGACTTTGTTAAGACTATCCAAGCATTTTTAAGCATGAATAGCAAGTGGCCAAATGCAATAACCAAGTTGGTTGAGGATAAAGCTAACGGTCCGGCGGTTATTTCAATGCTGGCTGGTAAGGTTGGCGGTATTATACCGGTGCAGCCGGAGGGCAGCAAGGCAGCTCGGGCGGCGGCGGTAACCCCGCTCATGGAAGCCGGGAACGTGTTCCTGCCCCACCCATTGGTGTATTCGTGGGTGAATGGCTATATTGATCAGTGTGCAGCGTTTCCGAACGGCAAAAATGATGATTTAGTAGACGAGACAAGCCAAGCGTTAAAGCGGTTCATGTTTGCCCGGAATAAAACAGAGGAAAAGCCGCTTCCACCCGAACAGGCCCGTATCCATGATCATATAGAGCGCATGGCAATGGCCAGGACCAAAAATAAGCGTATCAAGCGATACACAGTATAGGAGGTTGATAAGGTTGGACCCTATTGTAACATTGAAACTCGTTGTAGCATTAGCTATATTCTTCGGCTTTTTGCTGGCTCACCTGGAACACCGCCACCAAGCGCAGGTTGAGGCCATAGAAGCGCGGCACTATACCGAGCGCAAGGACTTATATGACCGCCTCATGGCGCGGGATTTGCCGGAGGTAAAGCAGGCTCAGGCGATACGGCAGGGGCAACCTACGGTAGTGAGTAAGCGGCGCAATGATATGCGGCTGGCGGAGGAAGCGAAGAAGTTAGCGGAACAATAGCGCCTATGGGTGCTTTTTTTTATTGCCCTCGAAAGGTGGTGATAACCCATAAAATTAAGCGACGTACGCGATGAGAAAAGTTTACTGGCATTCGGTGATGATTATTTTCAGCGCAGCGCAAAGGCAAGGCGCCCTTTTGAGCAAGCCTGGCTGCTCAATATTGCCTTCATTGCCGGTGATCAGCTTGTTAATGTTAACCGCCATACCGGGAACCTTGACCGCATCAACGTGGAGTATGATCCCGAATGGTTGGTGCGTGTAGTCGATAACCGGACGCTGCCGATATATCGCACTCTTACGGCTAAATTAACCAAGAATAAGCCGTTGCCTTCGGCCCAGGCGCAAAGTAAAGACGAAAACGACATTCAGGCGGCCAGAGCTGCCGTTAAATTGCTCGGTAATCACTGGACCGGCTTGGAGCTGGATGCAAAGCACCCGGAAATGGTGAGTTGGCTTGTAGCTACCGGGAACTGTTTTTTCAAACAGTTCTGGAATACTAAGAAAGGTGAGCGTATTGTCGATGTTGTCGAGTTCGACGCGGAAGCCGGCCTTAATTTGGACGGCACACCGAAGCAAGCACAACAGGTTGATTTCTTCCTTGGCGACACTGATTTGTTGGTCCGTAGCCCGTTTAACTGCTACCCGGAGCCAGGTAAAACCAAATTGCGCGATATGCGTATGTTCGGTGACGCTGAAATAACGGACGTTGATTTAGTAGAAGAACTCTACGGTAAAAAGGTTGAGCCGGAGAAGGACACCCGGTTTGTGAAAGTTGCCCGGAGTTTGGAGGGCACGATACGGTCAGGCCAGCTTGAGGAAACTAACGCCGCTAACAGCACAACGGTGAAGGAGTTATACATACTGCCCTGCAAACAGTTTCCGAGAGGGCTTGTATTCGGCTGGGCTGGTAGTACGCTGCTCTATGCTACCGAGGAATGCCGGGAACTGCCCTTTGTGCACTTCGGTTTAATCGAGATCCCCGGCCAATTTTGGTACCGCGGTGTGATTGAGGACGTTATACCGATTCAGCGGCGTTGGAATAGCCTGTTGTCCAAGATCGAGATGCACAACGACTATTATATGGACCCTCCCATTGTGGTGGACCCGAGTATCATTGACCCGGAGGAATGGACAACTGAGCCGGGGTTACTTGTTGAAGCTAAAATGCCCGGCGCGGATTTAACCAAGGCTGCCTGGCCGGTGCCGGTACCGGACATTAATGCGGAGGTATTCAAGGAATTAGAAATACTGGACGCACAATTCGAATTGGTGCCGATACTTAATAAGGTGTCCTACGGCAAGGAAACGGTCAACGCTAAGTCCGGTGTCGCCATCAACTTTCTCCAGGAAAAGGACGATGATATAATTCGCCCGTTGATTGATCAAATTGAAGCAAGCTATGCCGATGTATTCAAGCGAGACTTTGCTCTGTGTCAGCAGAATTACGATGAGGATCGGGGTTTTGCCATTGTCGGTGAAGATAACGAAGTTGAGTGGATAGAGTTTACCAAGGCCAACCTGGAGGCCAATATCGACGTAGGTGTTGAACCCGGCAGTGCTATGCCGAGATCAAAGGTAGCGCAGCAGGCTATGGTAATGGATATGCTGCAGGCAGGCTTCTTCACCGATCCGCGCACCGGAAAGCCGGACTATGCCAAGGCATTGAAATATATGGAGTTTGGTTCGGTTGACGATATTTACGAAGAAGCGGCTCTTGACTCCAACCAGGCCAAGCGGGAGAATGAGCGGCTCAAGGAAGGGGTTTATAACGAGCCGGAATACTGGCATAACCACGAGGCGCACCTGTACGAGCATAACCGGCTGAGAAAGACGGCTGATTACGAAAGTTACCCACCGGAGATTAAGCAGTTGTTCGAGATGCATATACAGTTCCACGAACAGCTTATGCAGCCAACACAACAGGCTATGCCACAGGAGCAAGTTTCATATGAACAGACGATGGCTTTTTTGCAGCAACTACAGCAGCAGCGGCCTGATCTATATAATCAAGTGATGTCGCTGCCGGAGGGACAGCGGGAGCAAGCGTTAATGCAGTTAATGCAGGGAATGTAATAAATTTAAATAGGGGGATTGTTAATTATGGAAAAGTATTTAGGTGTTAAGATTATCAAAGCAGAGCCAATAAATCTAGGGGATTATAACAAATTAAGAGGATGGAAAATTCCAGAAAATGAAGATCCAGAAAAAGAAGGGTATTTGGTTGTTTATCCTGATGGCTATATGAGTTGGTCGCCGAAGGAAGTATTTGAGGAAGCGTATCGCAGAATTAATTACATGACTTTTGGCTTGGCTATTGAAGCCATGAAGAAGGGGAATAAAGTAGCCCGTGTGGGGTGGAATGGTAAGGGAATGTGGATTGTTATATCAGACGGATACAAAAATCTTAATGTTGAACAAGTCTGGAATGAACACAACAAGCAGATTGCCGTTGCTAACGGGGGTACTGTTGATATTGCCCCATATATCACCATGAAGACGGCAGACAATAAGGTGCAACCGGGATGGCTTGCAAACCAAGCCGACATACTATATAGAATCGATTAAAATAGTAATGGTAATTATTACTTTTTTCTTGTAAAATAACAGTCAAATAGAAAAAGGAATGATTACCATGCGAAAATTACTATTGAATGCCCAA